GCAATTGTTTAGCTCTTTTTTTCATTTTGGTCTTTATTCGACTTCCCGAATATCATATATTGCAGTTCCACGCTTCTTTATAGCCCCCTTCTGGTATTCCGAAGCGTTCTTCTCGCCCGCAGCCTCATCAGCACCGCTCCACAGCGTGTCCTTCGGATAGTTGAATTCAAGTGAGCTCTCAAACTCCGCATCCAGTTGCGCGTCGAGGTCATCGTCCACCTGAAAGTTACACAGTTTCTTGCCGTTGTCCAGGAACTCTATGGCTATATGCTTTCCCTTGTCCGTCAGACCCATCACATCATACCAGTCACTCTTGTCATTGTTCATCTGGTACTGGCCGTAGTACGTAGGGTTCGAGTCGTCAGAACTGGTCGTCGCGAATATGTCGCAAGGATAGCCGTATATCGCTGTGCGTATCGTCGGGTCTTGCTGCTGTGGCGGAGTAGGCGATATCTCCTTCATCACGTCATTGAATACTATAGCCATGCCCGTGTTCGTCTTCATCGACGAGTCCGAGAAGTCAGCCTTTGCACAGTTCACCTTGCACGGCTTCGTGTCACCCTTGAACAGTGGCAGCTTGTTCACATCCTGCTTCACGCCGTTTATCCACATCTCCGGCATCAGACCCGCCTTCATGCACTTCATCCAGTAGAAGCGGTAGTTCTTCACCGGATACTTCGTCGATGAAGTTCCCTGAATACGCATCAAGATGTTCATGAAGCGTATCACGTCACCCCACGACGTGTATATCACCAGCTCATCCACGTGGAAGTTCTGCTTCTTGTTCTTGCAGGCGTTCACATCGTCAAGACCGCTGCCCGAGTCCTCCGTGCGCACGATCTTTATCACAGCCCTGCCCTTGGCCATTATCTTATCCATGTCTATTTCGCCCGTCTCCGGGTTAAGCACGTCGTTGTAGGCATACCGCTCCGCCATCTCCTCTGCATTGTCGCTGCCCACCGTATGGTTGTCCACCACCTCGTCGTCAGTCAGAGGGCGCGAATACGCAAACACCTTGTATACCCTCACGTCAGCACCGTCCGAGTTTATGCTGATACCCTGCGGAGCGTCCTGTTTGAAGTTGTCGTCATCCTGATAGCACATCGCCGACACGCGGTCACCGTTCATATACAGCTCCATGAGCGAGCCGTCGGCACGCTTGCCCACGTTGAAGACAAAGCGCACACGCTTGCTCTCTGCATAGTTCTGCTTCACGCCCACCGGCGTCTTTGTCACAATCGGCAGACCCGTCTCTGGGTCTCTGTTCTCCTCGTCCTCCTGGTCCTTCGTCGAGCCGCTGTAGAGCATGGCGCTGTCTGCCGTAATGCGGAAACCCTTCGCATCGTTCTCCATGCAGTCCACCACCACCGAGCTGCGGTCCGACACGTTATTCACATCCATGTCTATCTCTACAGACATGCCTCCGCGCTTCACGTCTTGCATAAAAGGCTTAAAGTCAATCACTGCCTTCGCACCGTTCTTCAGCACCAGAGCCTCGCCGTCCCAGCCGCTCGTCTGCCAGTCCACGCCCTCAAAGGTCGTACCATGTTCACCGTAGGCCCACAGCTTTCGTGCCTCAGGGCTTTCCGAGTTCGAGCGTCCCGCAGCGGTCAGCTTCAGCTCCAGCCCCTGCGTCGCCTCGCCTATGTCCAGACCGCTCGACGCCACATCCACAACCGTCTCCAACGCAGCCTTGCCGCACTCCAGCTTCAGCCTCGTCTCGCCCTGCTCCATGAAGCGCTCCATATATGTCTGCCGACCGCGGCCCACGCTGTATGTCTTCTTCGTCTCCTTGCCAGTGGGCGAAGTCTGCGTCTCCGTCACCACCGCCGGAACCTCCGTCGGGTCGTATGCCGCATACTCAAACTCCAGCCTCTCATACTGCTGCGCCGACAGACGCGCCCGCAGAGGCATCTCCCCAAGCACCACCTCGCCGTTCTTGTTTACATATTTCATGCCCACCCAAGGGCTTCTCTCGCCGCCCTTCAGCAGGTCTATCCATATCGCGTCCGACTTCAGGCCATCTCTCTCCGCAACCAGCTGCACCGTGTGCCTGCCTGCCGCCAGCGTATTGGCAGCTATCGTGAACGCATCGCGAGTCGTGCCCGACTTGCTCACGTCCTTGGTCGTAGGCACACCATTGCCGTCAACATACATCGACACCGTTCTGCGCCCCGAGCCCGTCAGAGTGAACGGGATGCTTATCGTCTCCCCGTCCTCATAGCCACCCTTTTGCATCGCTGTGCCCATGTCATAGTCCGACGTTAGTTTTATGCCTACCACCGTCACCATCGCATAGGCCTGCTTCGCCTGCTTCTCGCCTTCAGCGGTCGTACATTCAGCCCTCACATACACATCCACATTTCCCGCCACCGACATATATGCCGAGAGGTCTGCCGTATAAGTGCCCCTCGACACGTTGCGCAGCTCCTGCGTCCAAAGCGTCGTAGTGCCCAGTTTCACGCTGATGCTCACCGTTGCGTTCACACCGTCGCTCTCGCCCTCAGCATTCACATGGTCGTATGTCCAGGTCAGCAGCGCCGAGCCGCCCTCTTTCACAAGCTCCGGAGCCACCTTTGCCGTCACCAGTATGCGGCTTGCCGACGATGTGCCACCACCGCCGCCACCCGCAGGTAGCTTGGCTGGCGTACCAATCGCCACACCCTTCGTATCATAAGCATACAGATAGTTGTCATCACCATCAGGAACCACCTCTATCGAGCCTAACGTATGCGCCTCCAGCTCCTTCAGCTTTGTCGCCACCACACCGTTCTGTATGGCGTTTGTGCTCTCCTCGTCAAGACTCGCGTCCACTTCCGGCACATCCACTGTCAGGCTGATGTTACCAGCATCATCAGCCTCGTTCTCCACACCATTCAGTGTCACACTCTTCACCTTGCCACCACCACCGAAGTCGCTCCAGCTTGCAGTCTCCTCCCAACTCTCCGTTGTCGTTCCCGTAAACTGTTTGGTCTCCCATTTTCCCGGTTCCGTCTCGTAGCTTACGCAACGTCCCCTCTTCCGTTCCTTCGCATCCACAGCTTTTATCGCCGTAGCCAAGGTGTAGTATTCGCCGTCCTTTAGCGGCTTCTTCTCCGTCACGTTATAGGTGTTGCCGCCGCTCTTCTCCTCAATGGCAGTACGCAGTTCATCATCGGCTGCGGTTCTCGCCTTCTTCTCTTCTGTTATCGCATTTGTATTGTCAGCTATGTCTTCTGCGAGGGCGGTTTCTGCCTCAGTGCGTGCCTTGTTCTCCTTGTCTATTAAGCCCGACAACCCAGCTATCGACTTCTTCACTGTATCCGATATATCCTCAGCCCATTCCGTCCATGTCCCTTTCTCGTTTTCCAAGTGTGCCGAGTTAATGTTATACGAGCGGAAGTATCTGTATATAGCCTTGTCATTGTGTACACCGAAGTCCAACTTACCCTCCGTATTCATGCTATAGTGTGTCGTCAGCACTTCCGTCAGCTGGTGCCTCATTGAATCCGAGAACATGTCCACCACCCCCACGTTCTTTCCATCACTGACCAACGTCCAGCGCGAGTGCAACGTGTCCTTTGTCATCCTTACGGCTTCCGCAACGCTCCCGGGCACAGCATCTATCTTTGCCACGTCAATGCTGCCCACTATTCCCTCGGCAAGCGTCCGTATTTCCGCATCGGCGCTTTCCCTTGCCGTTGCCTCGGCAGTCATCTTTCTTTGCAGTTCTGCATCCACATCAGCACGTGCGGCGGCTTCCTCCTCTATTTTCGCCTTCAGCTCGTAAATGTTGCCGATGTTACCCATCTTCAGCCACCCCGGCTTCTGCCAAGCGTATATGTCGCCGTTCTCAGTGCTCGTCTTGTCAGCCTCGTTGTATATGCTCACCAGCTGGCCGTAGCGCAGCGCCTTGCCGTTCGTCCCCATGGGGGCCGTGTCCGCCTCCATCTTCGCCTTCGTCTGGTATACTTTCCGTATACCCAGTCCGTCCGCGCTCTGCTCCATGTCGGCTATATACGCCAACGTGTCGGCATGCAGTCCGCCCACCTCTTCTGGGCTGATGCTGTCCGTTTCGGTCTTGCCTCGCAACTCAGAGGCGCGTTTCTGTAGGTTGTATATAGTTTCCATTATTTATGTCTTTATTTTAAAAGTCCGTAAATTCTGATGCTTTGAAAGTTGCCTTTATTGGTATTAGTGGCAATACATAGCTGTCTTCATAAAAATTATCTCGTCCGCTTCCAAGTTCTATGCTGACAACGGCAGCCATCGGCTCAGCGGCAACGATTATGCGATAATCGGTTCCTGAATAGTTGAATTTCTTAGACCCCTTACCTCTGAATGGAACGGCAAGTTCCTCGTCATCTATTCTGAACAACAGTCCTTTATATGCTTGTGCACCTCCGTCCCAGTTTATATTGCCGGATTTTATATCTATCACCATTTCCGTGTCAGTGCCGTCATCACTTTTCATCAGTTTCACCCTTCCGCTATAACCATTGAAAAACATAACATCCGTGTTACCTTTCATTCGGTTTGATTCTATAGCCTTTGTTAAAAGGTCAAGGAAAGTTTCAAGTTCGTCAAGCTTGTAAGCCTCAGCAGCACCGGCCGTTTCCGTGCCAAGTGCTGCAGTTATTGTTTCTGCACAAGCTTTCGTCTGTCCGTTTTCAAATACGCGTTCGTCTGTCTCAAAACGTTTTACAAGTAAAAACACGCTTTCATTTGTTTTCGCTTTCAGTGTCTTGCCCTCAAATGGGCAGAGCATACCATCTATAACAACTGTACCGCTGCCTATTTTTACTTGGTTGTTGTCAACCCTTTCTTGATCTACATCCGACAGTAGAAAAGCTTTCGATCCCATTGTCATCACACTCAGCATAGCTTTCCGCATACCGAAGTCGTTCTCTTGCAGCGTCTCAAGGTCGTCCACATACACGGGCTGCCCGCCCTCGTTGAATTTCAGTCTATTCATAGTCATAAAGTTCTATGCGGTACGTTCGTCCCGCAGGTTTATAATAACTCAGCAGATTCCTTATCTCTCGCAGGTTCCTGCCGCCGTATTTGTCCTCCTCCGTATTCTCCGATGTGCAGAGGAACGTCGGTACCCACACCACAAAGCTATCCTTGTACGAACTTTCGCCTCTCCTTTTCAGAGTCACGCTCTTCTCCGTCCGTCGGTACATATATAAATCCTTCTGCATCTCGTCGCGCCTGTGCCAAAACACCACATCCTCCGCCTCCGTGCTCTCTATCCATATCTGTCGTTCTTTCAGATAGAATGCCTCGTTCAGCGCCTTTTCTATATACATCACGTTGGCCGTCGTGTTCAGCCGCCTGTCTGCGTTCTTGCGCCGTGCCGTCAGCTGCTCGTATATATGCCTCACTGGCAGCGTCAGCACCTTCAGCAGAGCCACCGTCAGTCCGCCCCTCATCACCGGCGGCAGCAGCTGCACCGCCATTTTCATCATGTCAACTTTCCACCACATAGCTCATCGAGTTTTCAAGTCCCTCCACCGTCAGGCTCCCGCCTGCCGCCGTATAGTTGTTTCCCTTTATCGTGGTCCACGCCGTCCCCGTCGCCGTCATATACTGGCAGTCGCCCAGCTCCACGTCCTCCACGCCTTCCACCGCCTGTATCGCGTCCGTCAACCGCGTCTTGTTGAACGTGCCGCCATACACTATGTTCTTCAGATACGCCTTTATCGCCTCGTCCACGGCTCTCACCCCGTCCGATATACGCCTTCCGTCCGTGCCTATCACCAGCGGGTCCACCCATATCCTGGCTCTCACCGTCAGCCGGTCAGCCCTCTGCGAGCGTATGTTCAGCACCACGCCAGCTATCTTCACCCTGTTCATATACTGTTTGAAAGCCGTTAAAACACCATCCGAAAGCGGTTCCGGCAGTCCGCCCTTCTCGCCGCTCGCCAGGATCTCCACACTCGTACCACGGTCTCTAACCGCCACATACTTCACCACCTGCTTCCCCTCGTCCGTTGTGGCATATCCGTATTGCTGTGTCGCCTCGTCCAGCACCAGCGCGTCACCGTATTGAAAGGCTCTCGCCACCTTGTAGTACCACGGTACGCTCGCCACCACCGCGCTTGCCATCCGTGCCTCCACGTCCGCCGCCCACCTTTCAGTCAGCACCTCCACCACATGGCAGCATGCGGCCACCACCCACAGCAACACGTTCTCCACGCTCACGTCCGAGAACGTCCCGCCCCAAGTCGCGCCAGCCTTCAGCCCGTAGCGCTCCCTTATCGTCGCGTCCGCCATGAAGGCGTCCGTCATCGTCTTCTTTATTTCTGCCGTTGTCCTTGCCATGTTCTTTGTTTCTTGTAGTTACATGTATTCCTTCGTAAACTCTTCACCGAAAATCCGTAGCCTTACGCTGCTCTCGTCCCTTGCCGTCGCTGGGCTCACCTCGTGTGCCTTGCAGTAGCTCTTCATCACGCGGTTCTCCTTCACCCCCTCCGGCAACCGCAACGTCCTGCCGGCCTCCAGTGTGTCCGTAAGGCTCACGCCGTTCTCCATGGCCATGTCCAGAGCAGCCTCCCATGTTCCGTGCTCCTGCACCGCTATGTCCGCCAGCGTCTGCCCGTCTTTCACCGTCACCTCCATAGCCTTACATCTTTTTCCTGCCGAATATGCAAAACCACACTATGCCACTCACGAGCACGCCTCCCGTCAGCCACACATACCATGGCACACCAGTTCCCCTCTTTTCGCTTTTCTCAGCCCAGTGGTTCAGCATGTCATGGTTTGTCTGCACGGCAGCGCCTTGCTGCACATCCTCATGCTGGCTCTCCCTTGCCGTATCATGGTTCTGCTCTCGGTTACGTTCCGTGTTGCGCCAATGCTCACTCTTCACCACGTTGCCCGCCTGGTCCACCGTCAGCACCGTCGAGTCCTTCACCACCGTCGAATCCTTCACCCTCGTCTCGTAGCGTATCACCACAGAGTCTCTCCTCACGATGGAGTCCCTTATCGCCACCGAGTCCCTTACCACTCGGGTCTCACGGCTCTCGCTCGTTTTTCTTGTAGTGGCACAGCTCACCATGAGCATAACCATCAATAGCCATAAAAAATTTTTCATCGTCATACAGTTTTTATATGTCCTTGTATTCCACTTTCGCATCAAAACACGGACACGCCTTTATCCATTCGTTTCTGGTTATCTTTCCGTCTCCGTTCAGATCGGGCGAAAAGTCCCTGTGTCCCTGTATCGTCGCCTTTGGATATCTGCTTCTGAGCAGTTTCAGCAACGCCTTCAGACTCTTCTTCTGCGCCTCCGTGCGGTTGTCTGTCGCTTTGCCCGTAGCGTCTATGCCTCCTATGTACGCCACGTTTATCAGCTTCGAGTTCCAGCCCTTCACACCGTTGCTCACCCTCTCCTCGTCCAGCATCTGGTGCACCACACCGTCTGCGCTCACAACATAGTGGTAGCCCGGGTTCTTCCATCCCTTGCGCTTGAACTCCATTTCCAGCCCCCTTATCGTAGTCATTTGGCTGCTCGCCGTGCAGTGTACGGCTATGTATCGTATATCTCTCATTTCTTCTTCATTTTGTCGAGAGCCGCTTCCACGTCCTCGGGTTTCACATTCAGTTTGCTTGCAATCTCGCCCACAAGAGCCTTCTTCAGCAGTTGCAGGAAGGGCATGTTCGGAAAACATATCAGCATGCTCGCCGCCGTGCTCCATAGCTCCACCAGTATGATGCAGATGCAGATGACGCTCGTCGACAGCCCGTTCCCAACGCCCAGCAGTTTGTCTATCAGTATGAACAGCAGTATCACTGAGCCGTATACCGCCAACTTCGACAGCGAGTCCCTCATCAGCTCGCTCTTCGTAAATCGGCCCTGCTTCACGCTCGATGCAATGCCCCATGCTGCATCCATCACCACTGCAGCCACCGTGAAGCCAACCATCGTCTCATACCCCGCCAGGAAGTTTGCCACAATCAGTCCTACGCACACCACCCAGCCCCATGCCGTCGACAGCACCACCGACAGCTTGTTCATAAAATGTTCCAGTATCATCATTCAGTTTCCTTTCCTTTTTTTCTGTTAATAACTCGCCTCTATCTCCACACCCTTCTCCGTGATCCTCACCTTCGCCACAGTCTGCCCGTCCATCTCCAGCTGCTCCTTTATCTCCGTGCGCCAATATATAGGGTCATTATCCAGCAGCATGTCGCTCAGCCCCACGCCTGCCGACGGACGCTCTTTCAGCTCCCCCTTGTGCAGCGTCAGCAGCAAAGCCTGGTTCTGTCGCAGCGTGTCCCCCACGGCCATCATGCCGTTCCTCACAGCAGGTTCCAGCACGTTGCCGTTGCCGTCATATCGCAGTTCTATTCCTTTCATCCTCTCCTCAGTGCTTTATAGTTTCGTCCTCGTAGTCCCCCTGGACAAAGCGGTTCGCCGCCTTCATCGGCTTTACAGTGGTAAACGTGCCCCCGGGATGCACCACCGTCACCTGGTGCGTGTGGCTGTTGAATGCGTCCACCAGCTCGTTTATCTTTGCCGTCAGCTCGCCTATGTTCACCAGTCCGCCCAACAGTCCGCCGTTCACCTCTATCCTCTCCACATGGTCCACCTGCACCACCACCAGCTCTGCCATGTCGCCGCTCAGGCTCCCCATCGTCACCGCCGTCCCCACCTTTGGTGTCACCAGCATCCGCCCCTTGTCTTCCGTTTCCGAGGCCTTCAGCCGCACCCCTGGCACGTCCACCTTTCCTACCGTCACCGTGCAGGTCTGACCCTCCACGCTCTTCACCACGCCTTGGTACAGCGTCGTCTCCCTTCCGCCGCCAGCGCCCCTCAGCAGTTCTTGTAGCCTCCTGTATTCGTCCAATCCGTTTCCTCCTTTCTTTTTAGCTCAACTTAAAACCTAACGTCACCTTCCTCTTGCCGCCATCCCTGCCGAACTCCGTTGTCACTGCCGCCACAAAGTACGTCCCGTCCTTATACTCATTGTCCCGGTCACGCAGCACAGCGCTGTCACCCGGCTTGCACATCGGCACCAACCATCCCGTTATGCTGCCCTCATAACCGTCAAAGCTCCGCCGTTTCACCTCCAGCTCACCGCGAGCCTTCATCGATGCCTCGTCACTCGTCGGACACTTGATTTCTATCTTGTCACCGCCTGTCGTGCCAGTCTCGATTTCTTTAACCGTGCCGTCGGGCATGAGTGCCTTCACTACAACAAGCAGCCGTTTGTCCTGCGCACGGTGATAGGTAAGGTTTTCTTCCTCGACGTTCAGCGAGAAGTCGTAGAAACGCTCTTCGCCCACTTTCTCGCCTGGTGGGTGTATGTGCAGCACACCATCCTGCATATAGATGTCGGCACCGCTTTCCTCTTGAACTTTCTTCAGAACATCATAGCCGGTGGCATTGTTTATCACGAACTTGCTGTATGTCCATGAGTAGGAACACTCGACACTGCAACAGATACCGCAGCCGTCAACGACCTTTGCGAGCAGGTCTTTCAGCGTCACTTTCTGCAGCACCTCGTTCGGTATGTCTTTTCTGAACAGAAACAGGTCGTCCTCGCAAATCAGCTTTATGTCGCCGCCGTCGGTGGATATGCGCTGCAGCCAGCCTTCAAACTCCGTTTCAAGTCCAGTTTCCTCATATCCGAACCTTATGCACACCTTGTCGCCGCGTTTCAGTTTGTCCTCTATCTGCAGCGCAGTGTTGTATTCCGCTCCGGGCAGTGTTATGGTCGCGGTGTCGGCAAGCAGTTCCACACTCTTGTGTATCTCCACCTTGTCGAGCATCCCGAGACGGTAGTCACCGACCGTTATGTCATAAGCCATCGTGTACATATTATATTAGGTGTTTAAGTCCTCACGGCTCAACAGCAACTTGTAGATGTCGTCGCTGTATGCCTGGATGGTATAATTTTGGTTTGCTCTGCCGGTTGTGAAAGGTATGTCCCAACTCTCTATTGCCAGTTGGCTGATGCCGAATATCTCCAGCAATGGGCACAACGCCTTCACATGTCCCGCCTCGCAGAAGTTCTTCAGCCTTGTCACGTCGGCATCCGGATAGCTGCCGTCCTCGCTCATCAGCAACCCTTCTATCCTGACGGTATAGTCATCTTGCGTCCAGCGTTCCTTGATGCTGCCTTTCACCTTTCCTTTCGACACATGGCGGCGCGTCAGTATATTTTGTCCGTTGACGCTTATCATCGGCTCCACCGGGAACAGCCACTCCTCGGCACCTGCCTCCTCCAGTTGGAAACGCAGCGGCATCACCATAGGAACACCAAGCGCATTTGTACGGACTATATCCTCAAGCTCTTCTTCGGTGATTTTTGTCACATCGAAGCCTGAGCTGTCGGGTATCGTCTTGCCGCCTTGAATGTAGCCGAGGTTCTTGCCGAAGAAATTGTTCTCACGGAATAGCCAGTAGGGCGGTACCTTGGTCAGTCCCGCTGCCCTCAGCGCAAGGTTCTGCAGTATGAATTTGTTTGTCGTGCTCATCGGTCTGTACTGGTTGCTATTGACAGGGCGCGGTTCATGCACTGGAGCACCACACGCTCCAGCTCTGCCGTATCGCTTTTGTCGTTCATTGTTACCTGGATATTGTCGAAAAACTTGCCAATGGAGATGTTTATCGATGTGTTGCGTGTGCCGCCGGTGGCAAGAGCCTCGGCTGTCTTGCGTCCGCCGTTGCCTCCCTTACCGCCTTTGCCTCCTTTCCCGTCTGTGGCAGAGCTGAAAGAGAATGAGGTGTCGCTGCCTTTCACTCCTGGTGTGGATATGGCTGCTGACTTCTTCGGCTTGTCTTTCGCGCTTTCGCGTACATAGTTCC